ATTGATTTGGTAGATTCTATTGGCGAAAAGAGAGATATTCCAGTAGTTTTAGAAAACATTAGTTTCCAAGATGATTACGAAGGAGACTTCACAACAAGAAGAGCGTTAATTTATACATTACAATTTTCAGTAAAAACTTATCTATTCGGACCTATTGCAGACAGCACTGACGGACTCATTAAGAAGGTTCAAGTCGATTACTATTCAAATACTGATGTTCAAAATGCTAGAAGACAGGTCAGATATGTAGCAACTCCTATCGCCAAGAAAGATTATAATGATGATAATTCATCTTCATTGAGTGAAGACCTAACAACGCAAGAAACTCTAGTAGGAGTTACCTCCACAAGTCTTCTTTCTGTTGGAGATAGAGTTATCATTGATAGTGAAATTATGAAGATTAAATCTAAGACTTCAGATTCTATCACAGTTGTTAGAGGATATAATGACACAATTGCCGCAACGCATACTACTGGAACTTCTATTGATGTATTGAGTGAGGCAGATAATACGGCAATTGTTGTTGGTGATGATTTTGGATTTAGTGAAGAGACATCATTTTTCCAAGATGCAGGAGAATATAGCAACACTAGAAACACAGATCTAATTTAAAATTATGGATAAATTTGATTCTATAAGCAAATCGCTAAACACCGAAACTAATATTGTTAGCGTAGATTCTAATCCACCATCCGAAATAGTCAAAAATCAGGATTCTGAGGATATTAAAAAAGATTATCAATATACTAGAGCAAATTTATATTCCCTAATAGAAAAGGGACAAGAAGCTCTAAATGGTATTATGGAACTAGCATCGGAAAGTGATAGTCCTAGAGCATATGAAGTTGCCGGACAAATAATCAAAAGCGTTGGTGATACCACCGATAAACTTTTAGATTTGCAAAAGAAACTAAAAGATATGGAAGAAGATAATATGAAACAAACAACTAATAACGTAACAAACAATGCATTATTTGTTGGATCTACGTCAGAACTTTCAAAATTACTCAAACAAGGTTTTCTAAATAATAAAGAAGAATCTTAAAATATCAATGGGTTGGTCTGAAAAATATAAAAAATCGATCAATTGTGATGATCCAAAAGGATTTTCACAACGCGCCCATTGTCAGGGTAAAAAGAAAAAAATGAACGAAGAAAAGAAGAAAGATCACGAGTATTCAATGGCTCGTTCAGAAATTAAAACTATTAAAAAAGCTGCCGATCGTCTTCAAAAGAAGATGGGTAAAAAAGGTGAGGGTGAATTACAAGCATGGGTTCAGTCAAAAATTACTAAGGCGGCGGATTATATTGATACTGCAGCAGATTATGTAACCAATGAAGAAACAAAGTCTGGAGATGAAGGACTTCGTGATTGGTTTGGTAAATCAAAGTCTTCTGATGGTAAAAAAGGTTGGGTTCAATTGGGTGGTAAATGGGCAGGTAAACCCTGTGCTCGTCAACCTGGACAAACTTCTACACCAAAATGTGGTAGTTCTAAAATGGCGGCAAATTTGAGTGATGAAGAAGAGGAATCTGCGAGAAGAAGAAAAAATCGTCAAGATCCAAATCAACCAGAAAAAACTGGTGGAGCAAAACCAACGAATGTTGCAACTGAAGAAACTGACTTGCAGGAAGTAAAGGATAAACCAGGTAAAGGTAGTGGTAAAAAGGATGCTTGTTACCATAAAGTAAAGTCACGTTATTCTGTTTGGCCAAGTGCATATGCTTCTGGTGCTTTAGTTAAGTGTCGTAAAGTTGGTGCAGCAAATTGGGGAAATAAATCCGAGTCTGTGGAGATTGAGACTGCAGATGGAAAAACTTTTGCACAGTTTATCGATATCATTAAACCAGAACCACTAAAACCAACAGATGGTATAGGTAGTAGAATGCTTGATGAGGCAGGTAAGAAATGTTGGACAGGTTATGAGAAAAAAGGGACTCAGAAACTCTTTGGTAAAACTTATAATCGATGTGTAAAAAAGGAAGAAGTTGAAGAAATTGAGGAAGTAACAAAGATGGGAATTCATTCCCCTCACGAAGTTCCTTCTAAAAACTTAAAAGGTCTTGTAGCAAAAGCAGTTAAAAGAATTGATGCTGATGTTGATGGTGATGTGGACAGTGATGATCCAAAAGAAACTGAGATGGGTGAATTTATTCCATCACCAGATGGTAAGAAAAAAATAAAACCAAAAGTAAGATTTGAAGGTGTTTCAAACTGGAGAGAAGAACTTGGTGAAGACTGGCAAAAAGTAAACAAATCAGATAAAACTGATGGTATGAGCCAGAAAGCAGTTAATGCTTATCGTCGTGAGAATCCAGGTTCTAAACTTAAGACTGCTGTAACTGAAAAGGATCCTGGTCCTGGTAGGAGTAAGCGTAGAAAGTCCTTCTGTGCTCGCTCTAAGGGTCAGCAAGACATGCATAACATTGATTGCTCAAAAGATCCTGATAAAGCAATTTGTAAAGCCCGTCGTCGCTGGAGATGCTGATGGAAAGTATTAATGTATCAGGGGATTTCAACGGAAATCTTTATATTGGTTCACCACAACCACAACAACATAAAGTTGGTGAAAGTTATACCGCAGATGTAATGTGGAGAGGGAACTTATACCGTATGGATCTTACCAGCGATAACCTCCCAACTAGAGAGTCTCTGGGAGAAGAAATACAAGGAGAATATCCTGGCGCAGTTGTACATAACATTTACCCATCAAATGTTAATAATAACAGCACCTTAAGAATTACAGGAGTAAAGAGGTATCAACCAGAAAGATTAACTTGGGGTGAGTGATTAATGGCTCAGTGGAATAAAACTAATCAAGATTATCTAAACCAGGAGAGAACTCTCTTTGAAGTTTTTATGTGTGCCGATAGATACGGCAACATTGGAAACTGTGGAATAACTTCTGGACCTACCAGTGGTGGGTCGGATGCTTTTGGTAGAATGAGAGTATCTGATACTTTCACTCTTGCTGACTATTCTCACATTTATGGGGAAGAAGTAGAACTTCTCACAAAAACTGTTGGTACAGCATCTACAACTGAAGTAAACCCAAATACAGCATCTATTGCCTTGATTGTTGGAACTGGTGCGACAGATAAGGTGATTCACCAGTCTAGAATGTATCATCACTACATGCCTGGCAAGTCTCAGTTTGTTCTGACTAGTTTTAACTTCACTGATGTAAGAGAAAATACCACGAAGAAGATTGGATATTTTGACGATAGAAACGGAGTATTCGTTCAGCAGGAGGGAGACGGAACTGTTTCTGTTGTAAGACGATCATATAATACAGGAATTGCCAGTGATACAGTTGTCAATCAATCCGATTGGAACCTGGATAAGTTAGACGGAACAACTCTTTCTGGTATTGATGTAGATTTCACAAAAACTCATCTATTCGCAGCAGACTTTCAGTGGTTAGGTGTTGGTAGGGTTCGTTGTGGATTTGTCATCGGTGGTCAGATGATTTATTTCCACGAGTTTAATCATTCCAACATTGAAGAACACGCATATTGGTCACTCCCATCACTTCCCATTCGTTGTGAGGTTGCTAATACTGGGACTGCTGTAGGCATTACATCAATGGAACAAATCTGTTCCACTGTAATGAGTGAGGGTGGATATGTTGAGACTGGTGTTGAGTTTGGTGCCTTTGATGGTCCAATATCTTTCTCTGCTTCTGGTGGAGCAACAGGTAGACAATGTGTTATGGCAATTCGTTGTAAGAATACATTCAAAGGAATCCCAAATAGAACAACAGTAAGATTAACTGACATTGAAGTTTTGAGTGATTCTACAAACTGCAGACTTGAAATTTGGAGATTACCTGGTAATAGTAATATTACTGGTGGAAGTTGGGTAGATGCTGATAATGATTCAGCAGTTGAATATAATGTTACGGCAGGAACCAACTTTACAACAACTGGTGGAGATTTGAGACAGGCAACTTTGATTGCTGCTAATAATCCATCAGGTCAGCAAGCATCTGCTACCGTCTCATTTAATCCAACGAGTGCTAGAAGATCTTACATAGCACAAAATATTGATTCTAACGATAGTAATATTTTTGCCATTATTGTTCAGAACCTAGATACTAATACGACCACAGATATTTGGAATACTATTCAGTGGAGAGAAACTAGATAGGTGATTTTTTATGAGTGAAGTTTATCTTGGTAATCCTAATCTAAAAAAAGCAAATACACAAATTGAGTTTACAGAGGAGCAAATCCTCGAATTCTTGAAGTGTAAGGAAGACCCAGTATATTTCGCCAGAAACTATATCAAGATTGTGTCTCTTGACCATGGTCTTGTGCCTTTCGGTATGTATCCGTTTCAGGAAAAACTTATTCAGAATTTCCATGATAACAGATTTAATATTTGTAAGATGCCACGTCAGACTGGTAAGTCTACTACTTGTGTATCATATCTTCTGCACTACGCTGTTTTTAACGATAATGTTAACATCGCTATCCTAGCAAACAAGGCATCCACTGCTAGAGATCTTCTGGGAAGGTTACAACTTGCCTATGAAAACTTGCCGAAGTGGATGCAGCAAGGTATCATATCATGGAACAAAGGTAGTTTGGAATTAGAAAATGGCTCCAAAATTTCGTCTAACTCTACTTCTTCATCTGCTGTCCGAGGCGGATCCT